GCCAGCTTGACCACCGCCTGTTTTGTCAGAGGTGGTTTGCCAGATCTTCCAAGGATACATCTGGGTGATGTCTTCTCCGTCGGCCAATCTGTCAACAGACACTTCTACCTGTGGGCCAGAGCCGATGCCCATGTTGTTCGCCAAAGAACGTGCGGCGGCATTGCACATGATCTGCACGTCGCGCATGTTTTCCGGAAGAGCAGAACCCCAGAACGCTCCGGGGATAGATCTCCATGAGGCGATCTCGTAGGGACGCTCGCCCAGTGGATCTGGGTTGATCACAACCTTGATGGTGAAGCTGGCAACTTGCCAAGCATTGATTTCGTAGACCTTGTTGGGTTCTACGTCTTTCATGCCCCACTGAATCAAGAGGTCGCCCATCACCGGCCCCCAGAATTCCAGTGCTTCGATCAGGTGATCGTTGTGCATCTGGGAATTCGTCTTGCCCTCGAGGTCATCTCTCTGTTGGTCGCCGTACTCGTTGTATCGGTAGCCAGCTTTTCCGTAGCGAATGATGACTTGGTCGATGTCGTCATCGGAGTATCCGGGAACACCCTTGAGGGATTCCAGCGTTTTGGCGGACAGGCGGTGTCTTTGAATCAGGAAGCCATCATCCACGCCCATTGAGTTGGCGCTTGGGAAGATGTCGTATGGAGAAACCCGAGAGACCTCACGCACCATGTCGTTGACGACAACGGGTGTGAAGTTTGGCCCCCACTGGAGTTGCTTCTTGCGGCGAACGCTTGGCCCCTTGAGGATGGCGGTCGGGAAGGTGACGAAGTCGTCGATGAAGTCCTGCATGGCAGGTTTGAACTTGCCGGTATCCAGTTGGTCTTGGATAACCTGAGCCATTCTTTCTGCGGTAGCCTTGGCTTCTTCCTTGACCCGCATGGAAATCATGTCGTGGACTTCGTTCATCCGCTTGCGGAAGGTCTCTGGGTGGAGTTCTTGTCCGGCCAAGACGTAGTCTTCAGCTTCTGTTCTGACCAAATCAATGATCGACAGACGAACTTCAGGGGGAATCTGGGGTTCTTGTGAGGGAACGAGGTCAAAAGGACGGGGTGCTTGGAGCATTACGTCCTGAATCCACGACTTGGCGGCCGCGCACTTCACGTCTGTCAGCATCATGAAGATGTCTGACCCGCCAGTTTCGGCGATGTCGATGGCTTTATCAGGGTCGTATTCACCACGGCGCTGGCGTTCGCACTGAAGTAAGCGCTCAGTGATGTCCTGCTTTGCCATCTTCGCTTGAGTCCAGCAGGAGTTGATGTGTCCAGAGATGCCAAGCGCGATCAGGTCGGAGTTATCCACGCCTTGTGCTTGGACGGCGCTGATGTCTGCTTCGACTGGCGCGACTGCCTGATACACCTGTGTCATGGTTTATTCCTCATGCCCATGCTTTGCTGGACGCTTTTTTAACTGGTCTTGCTCTCACCTCAACTCTGCCGCTTCGTGCCGCTAGGCAGAGGTACTGGAGGGCATCGTGTGGGTGACTGTATCTGTCTTTGACTGGTCTGTCGCGGTATCTTTCTCCGGCGACTTTGAGTCTTTCATACCGGAAGCCACCAAGGAAACCCTTGCGTAGTTGGCGGCAGTTTGGCGAGAGAAGAAATCCCGGTTCTCCCCCAGCCAACTTGTTGAGGAAGTACGCAACAGATTCTCTGCGTGGTATGAAATCATTTGTACTGGCTGGCTCACTTGCAATTCCTGCTTCTAGGAGTTCTTGGTAGCAGGTTCTCTCATCCGCTTGTGAGCGATGGGTTCCTGCTGGGTCACCAGCGGAGATGAATCTCATGCCGGAGTAGGTGGTCATCAAAGCGGGTTTGACGATCTCCTGCGCGAACTGTCTGATGCCCATGTCTTCGGCCACGAATTCCTCAAGGATGACGAGTTGTCCTCTTGAAGTTATCTGTCCGACGATGCAGGCGGGGGTGAGTCCAAAGTCCCAGCCGAGGTAGAGCGGAAGTCCTCTGTTGACTTCGATCTCTTCTTCGGCGGTGTGAATTCTGTCGTTGTATTCTGGGTAGACGGGTTTGCCGTCAGCGGTTGTTCCGTACTGGCCGAGGACGAAGACTTTGATCCAGTCGTCCGTCTTGCCTTTGACCATCTTCAGGTAATACTCATACCCTTGAGGAAGATTGAACACATTCTCCGCTTCTGGATTCGGGTCATACCGGACATCATCGCCCTCTTGGATACGAATGAGACCACCCGGTTGGTTAAAGAATTCCCATCCTTGGGGGGTGTCTTCTTCTGCAATCTTGTAATACCAGTGATCGTCGTCAGGCGGGTTGGTGTCGAGGATGACGCACGGATGTACGGGGCCGCCGCCGTGAGTCTTCGCGGGGTAACGACCGATACGTTGAGTGACCATGTTGAAGACTTCATGCGGAACCTCTGAGGCTTCATTGATCCATGCTCCGGTGAGTTCAAGGGATCGCAGTTTGCCGGTTTCGGAGGCTTTGTCCAAAGCGATGAAGATGACTTCGAGGTCGAGTCCGTTGCCGTCACCACAGTCTTTGATCTTCATGTGGGCGGTGATCGGCGCATCCCACCTGATGGGAGCCAGTTCGTCATTGAACCAAGTCTGCCAAGTCTTGATTGTGGTGGACTTGAGTTCGGGGTAGGTATTCCGGATGACTGCCCATCTTGCTTTTCTCCAGCCATTGTGTGGAGTTTGCTTAAGGGAGTGCTTGACGATTTCCATACAACAGGTGGAGGACTTGCCGGAGCCTACTGGCCCTTTGATTCCTCGGACATCGGCCATAGAGTTGTGGAACTCGGCGGCCACTTGTCCGGGCGGGTTGTATTGGATGACAGTCATTCAGGCTTTGCGAAGGTTGTACCAATCATGAATGTAACATTCTTCGCATCTGTCTCATGCTTGACGGACGCGAGGTTCGGCAAAGTCTTGTCGAGAAGCATCTCAACGGCTTTAAGCCGAGTGGCCGTCATCTTCGGGCCAGTTGTTTTTCCGAGGGCGAGATCTTCGAGAACCTGAACCAGCTTGCTTACTTGAATTCTTTCGCGGACAGCAGTGGCGTGTTCTTCCCGAAGTTGCTCCCGACGAGCGCTTACCGCTTCAGTAGATTTTTTTGTTGCCATGTGTTCCCTTGTAGGTTGTTGGTAGCTTGCTCACATAAAGCAGTGTTCGTTAGCTGTGCATACGATGGCGCTCCAAATCGGCGCTAACCCGATCGACATACTACCAACACGGCTGGAGACTGTCAGGCTCAACAGACGATCTTACGGTAGTCCGACAGACAAGAACCCTTTTAACTGTTCAATCTCCATGCGTGTAGGCTGTTGGTGACTGGTACTGATCTCCAGCTTTTTGGCGTTTCCCCACGACGTTGAAAGGTATCGGCCCACGAATGGGTAATGGCTTTATTGTCCGAATCCCTCGCACATCAGTCTGTGCATCCACCAACACGAATGAGGACTGGTTGGATTCACCAGCCTTAAAAGTGACAATCCTCATACATCTTGAGATGGTTTGTCCATCATTGGCATGGAATATACCTACTTGATCCGCAATATGCAACACCCTTTCCAACGATTCCTGTAATCAGAACTGATCTCAGACCCTCCCTCCAGTAGAGTGGGTTATTGGGTTTATGGGTTTATGGGTTGCATCCTGTTTTCAGCTCTGATTTCAGAACTGATTTCAGAGAAATTGAGTATTTTGTAGAAAAATTTAGTAGCGGTGTTTGTATAGACCCCGTGGTTTTTGAGATGAGTGTAAGAAAAATGGACTTGTTCTTGTGTGGTACCCATAAGTAGAGGCTCAGGACGCACGTCACGCGACGCACGGCCACGCCACCCCGCCACCCGTCATAGCACCCGCGACTCACACTGCGCCCGCACAGTCCCTCTGGGACAGAGATCGACAGATTTTGTGGTTGAAAAGCCAAATAAACGGTGATTTATCCCTCTTTAGAGGGTAATGGGGTGATGATGAGATGGATGGCACGGGGTAAATGTACGTATTTCCTAGGGAAACGTGCGTGATTTACTGAAATCTGTTTTCGTCATATCCAAAACTTCAATTGTTTCAACACCTTGCATAATGCGTATATTGACTATCCCTACCTATTTATCCCTTATATGAAACCCTGTAAGGGTCGTGTGTGGGATGTCGTGCCAAGGGCTTTTCCGGCTTAACCTTCGATTCAACCCCAAAACAACACCTATTTTCAACTTTTTTACGTAGTAATACCGGCCAAATCGAAAAAAGTACTTGACACAGCATCAACTTTCTGTTCAACTTCAAATCGTCAATTCGGCAACAAACCGAAAGCAGACTCAGTAAGTGCTAAAGCACTGTGTGGCAGATAGGCCGAGACCCTTCGGGGAGTAAGCAAAACCACAAAGTGACGCATCGAACAAGTCTCTTGACCCCAACGGCGGGATGTAGCGTCGGACTCCGGAGGAGTTGTAGCACGGTGTGAACCGTCCATCAAACAACACCGAAGGGTCGGTTCAAGGCTTTAGCCTTGTGTCCTAGAGGCCTCGACTTCATGCAGGTAGCTTCCCTTAAGGAAGAGGTTGCATCGAGCATCGAGATAAACACAGACTTTAGTCTGTCAACACTCAACAGAGTTTCAACGGTATGGCAGTCTCTGACTGCTATGCACTGGACGCTCTGTCCTGTCCTTAGAGGCTCTGCCTCTATTTCGCAACTAATCGCATTCGAAAGGAAATCCCATGCGTGACCATCTCCTGACTCTCGGCAAAGCCGAAATCATTTGGATTTTTCGCCAACTTAACGGCGGTACTGCCGGTTTCAACTTCGACCCAATTCAGAAACCTGAATTGATCGACCGTCTCTTTTTGACCTACTCCGAAGATCAAATCCAATCAGCCATTTCTAATGGCTTTCCTGCCAACTTGACCCCTAAAGGGGTCGCTATCGACGACGAAGGAGTCCCTGTGCCGCCACTCACAAAGCCTACGGCTTCCAAAGCATCCGATTCTGATGCTCTCGATGCTCTCCGTAAATTACTGTCTCCGACAGTAGACGAAGCAACTGTTCGACAGATTGTCATGGCCGAAGTCAAGAAAGCGATGGACGATAGTCCAGTCGTCAAGATCGAGGTCGTAAGACCTGACGGCTCAACCCACAAAGTGGAAGGTCACGTCAGACCAGAATTTAAGAAAATTCTGACCAGAGCATCCATCGGTATCAACATTCTGTTGGTCGGCCCTGCCGGATGCGGCAAGACTCACTTAGCTCACCAAGTAGCTGAAGCTCTTGGTAGACCCTTTGCTTCGGTGTCTTGTACTGCCGGAATGTCAGAGTCAGCCCTTCAGGGCTGGTTGATTCCCGGCGAAAACAACGGTGCTTTTGAGTATCTGTCCTCTGACTTTGTCAGAATGTATGAGCAGGGCGGTGTCTTTCTGTTCGATGAAATCGACGGCTCAGACAGCAATACCTTGCTGTTCATGAATCAGGCTCTCGCCAATGGATCGTTCTTTTTGCCGATCCGGAAAGGGGCTTCACTGGTCAAACGTCACCCCGATTTTGTCTGTATGGCCGCCGCCAATACCTTCGGTACTGGAGCAAATCAGACTTATGCCGGTCGTGAACGACTCGATGAGTCGACACTGGACAGATTTCGTGCCGGTGTCGTTTCACTGGACTATGACCAAACTTTCGAAAGAAAGTCTGTAGCACCTGACCTGTTGGCTTGGGGTTGGGCGATTCGTAAACGAATCAGCGAGTCACGTCTCCGTCGGGTTATGTCAACTCGATTCCTCCTTGATGCAACTAAGTTGCTCAAGGCCGGTGAGACTGTCGAAGAAATCAAGGCTACCTTCTTTGAAGGTTGGTCGTCCGATGAAATCAAGAAAGTAGAGGTCTGAAATGCTCCGCATTTATGATGAATCACAGCACCTGACTACTGTCCTTTGGGACAGTGTGACAGAACCCGAGGCTCTGCTTAAAGCAGACGGTTGGAACCACGAAGCAAATAAGTCCTCTGGACTTAATCACTTCACTAGAAAAGCTGAGACATCATGGCTCGGTGTCCCATCTGTCGATGCTCTCCGTAAGGTCTTAACCAAAGGTTGGAAGGCCGGTGTCGAGCGAATCGAGAAGATTCCCCTTGGGGAATTGCCCGAACCGACAAGCATCCGTCGTCGTCGAGTCCGCGCCGATCAAGGCGACGAGCTTGATATGCAGGCCGTGTACCGAGGTGACATGAGCAGGGCTTGGTCTAAGACCAAGCGACAGAGCAGAACATCTGTCCGATCTGTCTCGATTGTGATCGACCTTGCCGGAAATGCCGGTGTCTCTTCAGAACAATTGTTCTGGAGAGGTGCATCCGGTCTTCGACTGGCCGACGAATTGACCAAGGCGGGCTACTCTGTAGCCATCTACGGTGCGGCTGGTGCGGCGAACGTATCCAACGAAGGCCATGAGGACTTGGTGCAGTTTGTCGAAATCAAGGCAGAGGATTCTCCTCTGGACATGGACAGATTGGCCGCTCTGACTGGACTGGCTGGGTTCTTTAGAACCTCACTGTTTGCCGGTATCTACTGGTCTTGTGACCAACTCGGCAAGCATGCCGCTGGCGGTCTCGGTCAATCAGATAACACGCTGATTGCCAAGGCAATTAAGCAGATGCCGATTCCACAGAATTCGATCATCCAACCTCCGGTTAAGACTCAGGAACGGGCTGAGGAATGGTTGAAATCTGTTCTCGAACAGATCGCCAACCCTGAACAGCAGGCCGCATGATGGGATGGCAGGGGTAACCCTGCCCCTCTGCCTGTCCATTCAATGAGTGGATAGACAGAGGCATCCCGCCTCACATGAAAGGAACATACATGATTAGCGATCACGTTCACATCACAAAGCACATAGCTTTGTCTCTGACAGCGGATGACTGGGAGCTTTACCACATCGACGGTAGAGAGGATGCCGCCAACTGTTTGAATCAAGCAGTGGCCGTAGCCTTGAACAGATCTGTCCTGAAAAGTCAGGCTAGAACACAAATCGAAGCGGCTCTCAATGAGTACCGTCAATGGGGTGCTGATGACACCGAAGGTCATGCCACGGTGCAACGGATTTGGGATTTGTTCTACAAATAAGGAGCGACTATGAAAACCTACAAAGGAACGGTAGTCTTTCGATATTACCAACAGGTAACTATCGATGCTGAAAACGAAGACCAAGCAAAGCGAATGATGCTTGATGCCCCCTTTATATGCAAGATAAAGGATGGGGAAAGCGAGGTACTCGACCTCACTGTGGCGAGTGAAAAGGTCGAGTGTCCATGCTGTGACCCATGCAATCCAGAAATGGATGAGCAAGGCCGCCCGTATACATGCTTTGCCTGTGGAAACACTGGCTGGGTCAACGTCGAACCAACAGAAAAGGAACAGATATGAGAGTGAATATTATGTTTGGCTTAGGCCATGTCCATTCGGTGGAGCAGTACATGGAGACCGTCCGCTTATTGCAGTCTGCTATTGCAGAACTCACACAGCACCCCGACCCAATGAAACCTAAGACCGCAATTATTTTGCGAGACACCAACGGTAACCGCGTTGGTGTGATTGACATACTGGAGGACAGGCAATGAAGTATTTCACTCAAGCGCAACTCATTGTTGCGTCCCTACTTGCAGAGAAGAGGGGCTACAACCGACAGATCGAAACAGATTTGCTCTGGAAAAACACGAAGGCCACGGATAAATTCCCTGTGCTTTTCTCGATGTCACATGAGCATGCCGGTGGTGTGCCATGTGATCTCCACATGCGGTGCATCATCGAGATCGATGGTGAATCTGTTCAGATCGACACCGACATGGAAATTTACGAAACACTGGAGGATGTGTGACGTGTGGCTGACCCCACATGAGGTAGTGGGTAGGCTCGTGCTTGTGCTGGCTCTGGCTGGCGTAGGTGCGAACCTACTGGCAAAGCCTGATACACAACTCACGACCGAGCAACTACAAAAGATCGGGAAGCAACGCTCAAAGGACAAAGCGAACGCAAGACTAGAGCGAAAAAAACAAAAACTTAAAAGGAAAAAAGATGACAATGCAAAGCATTCAATTGGCTACTGTAAGCGGTGTGGTATCTATGATTGAGAAGGTCGCTGACGAAGCCATCAAGAACAACACGAAGACACCCGAAGGAATGATGTCTGCGATGGATGCAGTGTGCAATCTACTCGAGGCCAAGGGCAAGGATGACAAACAGATACTCGCTGTGGTTGCCAAGGTAAGACAAGCATGTAACCTGAAGAAAGGAAAGTCCAATGACTCACTCGTCTAAAAGAACCATCACCATCGACGCTGACTATGAACCTCCGTCTGTCAACAGATGGACTCCCGAAGATGACCTAGCGCAGAAACTCTATGCCCCTCATCCAATTGATGAAGAGCATGTAGCCAATGCGTCGTGGTCTGATGACCTGTTCCTTGGTGTGCTACTGATCGCAGTCATGCCGGTTGCAGTATTTGTTCTCCTCGCTTACTGAAAGGAAATCACATGCGAGCTTTTTTAATTGACCCATTCCGTCAAGAAGTTACCGAAGTCGAATACTCCGGAGACTACAAACAGATTTGCAAACTGATTGACGCAGATCTGTTCGACGTTGCTCGACTCAACGCAAAGGGCGATGGCATATTTGTGGATGACGAAGGTCTGTACGCTGAAGATCAGCGGTTCTTTCAACACAAGTTTTACCCCAACCCACTGGCTGGCAAGGGTCTGGTGCTTGGCTGTGACATGGACACTGGGGAATCTGCCCCTGCATCCATGACACTGGAGCAATTGGTAGATGACATTGAATGGGTGATGCCCATTCGAGTAAACGGGGAGGTCGTATGGATAAATGCTTAAACAAACTCACAGGAGCAAACACAATGAACTTTGTTACACACAATGAACGCGAGTCTCTCGCTGATGAAACCAGTGGCTCATCACTGGTCGGCACTGTCGACGCAAGTTACAAGGAGATCTGTTCTCTGTTCGGTAAGCCAATACGCTATAAGGAAGGGAAGGTAGACGCTATGTGGGTCGTGAAGTTTAGCGACGACACTGTCGCCTCGATCTACAACTGGAAAGATGGCATGGCTTTTCTTGGGACAGATGGTTTGCCTGTCGAGAAGATCAAGCACTGGCACATTGGTGGCCTCG